AGGATGTTTGGAAGCACCTCAGTCAAAGGCACTTTTTTTTTATATTACAGTATGATTGAGTTTACAAAACATTTTTTTGGGTTCTGTGGTGAACATTGGCACCCTAATATATGGACTATTTTTTACACATCACCTTTTATTTTATATGCTTTATACTACCTTAGATGGCATTTTATAGGTTTTTTAAAAAAAACTTTAAAAAAACTTGTCTGATTTTAAAAAAATTTTTAAATTAGAGTATAACTAAAAATGAAAACTATGAAAAAAGAATATAGAATTGGTTTTGTTGGAAGCAAAACAACTGATGCACATGATGGCTTTGTACATAAGTTTTTAATGGTCATACATCATGA